GACGGAGACACCACTCGCCAATGACACGGCGCGCGCTTCATGTAGTCGACGAGCCCGTTGATCCTTACGAGCTGCTCGGCAGTCGGCACGGTTGGCACATGCACGACGAACGTGTAGAGATCTGCCAGAGCGCTCGTGCTCAAGACGAACGAACCACCGAGGGTCATCTCGCCGAGGTATCCTGTGATGTACGGCGTCGCGATCGTCACCTCGATGCCAAGGAAGAAGCGGATCGCGTTGACGATGCCGACATCAGTGCCCTTCTGCTTGTAGATGCGCCTGAGCACCTTCGCGAGCCGGCGCTTGTCAGCCTCGCTCAAGTCGAATTCGAACGGGTTGCCGAGGTCGAGCAGCATCGCGTCGATGAATGACTCGGGCGCCAGATCAGGATCAAGCACCTCGGGGAAGCGATCTGTCTCGTACAAGAGCAGCTCGCCGATCTCCTGGCAGCACAGCAGGAACGCCGTCAAGTCACCACTGTCGTCGTCGGCGACAATCGCAGCCGGCATCGATCGCACGTAGTCATAGACACGACCAGGATCAATAACCGGCTGGTAGCCGACGACTTGCACAATCCCACTCGGGCCAAGCGCGATGTTACCGATCGCGTCTGCAACGCGCACTTCGAAGTCATAGGTCGCACCCGGCGTCAGCGCATCACGAAGCGTGAGCACGAATTGGCCGCCGACCTGCTCGATGCCGGTAACCACGGTCGAGCCAACGGCCGGAGTCCTCTCGGTTGTAGCACCGAGCGTCACCGTGTAGCTCGCCGGGTTGAGCGCGTCATTCACAGCACTCGAGCTAGCCGCAACGACTGGCTCGTCGAACGTGAGCGAGATCGTCTTCAGCCCGAGAGGCTGTGCGATCACGACAACAGGCCCGAGAAGATCCTCAGTGTCGAACGTCCACGACTCGTCAATCGCATTGCTCGGGTCGCCCGTGAGCATGCTGACCACACGAATCGTGTGAACCTCGTTGTTGCTGAACGGCAGCAGCGGATCGACCGTCACCCGCAACACGTCTGCGGCAGGGTTCGACCACCCAGATTCCGGGCCAGTAAAGCCCGCTTGCGCGACGCCGCCATCCGACGCAAGCACCGAATCGATGTAAACCCGGGTTTCCGAGAGAGCGATCGCACCAACCCCGACCTCGGCGAGATCGATCGAGATCGTCTTGTTGGTCCTGACCGCCGTGTGCCCCGGCTCAGGATCGCGATTGATCAAGGTCGGCCGCGCAACGGTCGTATCATCGAGCACCAAGCTGTCGACGCACACCGCGGGCATCTCGCAGAAGCAGGTGCCGGTGATGCCCCGCAACTCGAGCCGGAACGCGATCGTGGTGCTCGGGAGCACCACATTGGCGACGTTCGCTGCAACGTCGATCCACATGCGTGAGCTGTTCGGCGGGATGCGCTGCCCGGTGACCTCGACGCCGTCGATCAGCATCGAGAACCACCAGTAGAACCCAACCGCCGGATCTGACCGTCCAACGAGAACGACCGTGGCGCGCACGAAGTTGACGAGCGTCAAATCTCCGCTCTGCTCGACCTGGACCCCGTCGCCGTCAGTTGCCTTGATCCAAGTGCCCGCTGCATTGCTACCGAGGCACACCACCCAATCACCGCCAGGCGGCGCGATCGTAGGTTGGATCTGCCCTTGGCTGACGCCAAGCGAGATCTCCCACGGGGTAAGCGATGCAGCGGTCATCGGCGTATCAGGTGTCGCGGGCGATGGTCAGGTGATCGAGGTAAACGGCGCGGCCGACATCACTGGTCGTCATGCCGAAACCGACCCGCCCGGCGGCCAACGGCAACGACCCGCTGTTGACCCCGAGCGCGTCGTCGATGAACGCCGTCTCGGTGATGCCGCCCGGGTAGTCCTTCATCCCGTCAACCGCTGCCCACACCGGCGCTGTGACGGGGTTCGCCACAAGGTCGCTCTTGTAGACGTTCAGCACCACATCGCCGCTCGGGTTGGACACCGCCTCGAGCTTGACGTGCAACCACCCATCGATCGCAAACGAGTCGGTGCTCCGGGCCAAGATGCCGCTCGAGCCGACAGGATCGTCGGGCAACCCGCTGATCAGCGCCCCCTTGCGGAGCACGAGCCGGGGCGTCGCATCATCGGTCAACCCGAGTATGTACCCAATGCCGTTGATGTCCGTGTTCTGGAGAGCCAAGAACAGAAACACGCAATGGTTCGCGTCGCCACTACCACCGCTCTTTTTGAACGCACCGCTCACCGATGCACCCTTCGCGGTCGGCGAGAAGTTGGCGAGGTTGCAGTAGAAGCCGACCCCACCAGGCGTGTTGGTCTTGGTTGCGAAACCAAAGACAAATGTCCCGCCTCCGTTCGGTGGCACGTTGCCCGCCGTCACACCGCGCTTGACGTCCGAGTCATTCAGGATGTTCGCCAATGGGCTCCAGTCCGAGCTTGCCACTTCATCACCTCACACTAGTTCGACGGTCCAGTTGATCGCCTCGTTCGCGACGACCTCATGCACACCGGTGCCGGTGTTCGTTAAGTCGATTGCCGCGCCGCCAGCAGTGTAGCTTACCTGGAAGTTGCCAGGGTTCGGCGCAACGACGTAGTACAGCGTGCCTTCGCCAAGCCCGCCAGGAAGCGCACCGGTGCTAACGAACGACACGCGGTCATTCAAGAGGAACCCGTGTGCAGCGGCAATAATCAAGTCGGTTGCAGGCGCGACCGCGATCTGCTGTCGCAACTTCACCTCCTCGAAGTCCTCGTACGCCTCAGCAAACCCGTCATCGAAGTTCGCGGCAGTCGGAGTGATTGTCGTTGCGTAGCTCAGATCCCAGCCGAACCCACTGCCATCGTCAGCAACGAAACTCTCGAACGCATGGGCACCCGAGAAGGTTCCGACGACGGGCGCCGCGAGAACTAAGTCCCACGTCTGCGGCGCTATAGTCCACTCCTCTTCGTAATCCTCGGCGTTCTCAAGCGTCGTATCGAACTGTGCTCCGGCAGTTGATGCTAGCTGGAACAGATAGGCGGCATCCCAACCGGGCACGGCCTCAAAGCTGTCGTACGCAAGCGGTGTGAGCAGCACGGCCGAATCGAACGCGGCAAGCGTCGGATCGATCTCTGTTGCGTACGGCGTGCAACCCCACGCCCGCTCGAACGCCTCCACAGAAGGTGCCAAGTTCCAGTCGAGTAAGTACAGCGCAGCTCCCTCTTGCGTGCCAGAAGCGTTGCCGAGAATGTAGACGTACTCGCTTGTCAGCACGAGCGCCGCTTGCGCGGTCGCCGTCGTAGTCCCATTACCTGCGGTCGCGCCAGCAACCGTCAGCTCGCTCTTCCATTGCAGATGCGACGCGGTGATCGTGAGCTTCTGGTCACGGGAGAACGTGCAGGCACCACTCTCGAGGTTGACCCCGTCGAGTCGCAGCACGAACTTGTTGTCGCTCGCCCTGTAGAACAGCCGGTTGTCGGCGTCGAACCACACGAGATCATGGTCGCCGGTCGGCTCGTTGTTGGCGTACAGCGGTGCTACTTTGAGCACAACCTCGAAGTAGCCGCCGTCGATCAGACACGCGCTCGCATCGTTCACCTTCAGCGTCTCGACCGCGCGCGTCTTGTCGGCACCAGTCGTCAAGATCAGGCTGGTCGGATATGCACCGACTTCCTTCTGCGAACCCCACAAGAAGATCGTGTTGTTGACGGTCTTCGTGATGTACGGCTTCATCTCGATGCCAGGGCCGACCGTCTCGGTCCACTGAGCAATCGACCATACAGCTCCGGCAACGAACGGGAACGTGCCGACTACTCCGGCCTCGTTCTCCATCGTCACTGTCACGTCGAGCGCGCCACTGCGCTGGATCCAATGGGTGACCGACCACGTCTGTGGCCCATCTGGTCCGGTTGTGTCGTCGTCGTAGATGCCTTGGCCTACCGCGGCCGGAGTGAAGTCGATCTCGTCTGCATCGACGAGTACACCGATCGGATCGACTGCCGCATCTGCCGTCACCACGATGCCTGAGCCGACGTCGATCGCCCACGGCGCTAAGTCAGCATCGGTCGCGCGATGCAGGTAGTTCACTCGCGCGGGCTCGACAAGCAACCCGTAGGCATCGCCGTCAGCACGATACATGCGGGCGGCGTCTGCACCGTAGCTACCGCCGATCGTAGCCACGCCTTGTCGAGCTGTGCGATCAGTTGTTGGGCATTCAATCTCAAGCCACGGCGGCAGATCGAATTCACCACCCACCGGCAACGTCACCTCAACGTCGAACGTCATGCGTCCGAAGTTCACGACGCGAACATGAGAGTTACCGACGATCGCCCAGCTCGGCGGAATACCTGGCACTCCGCGCTGCTCAAAATCAAGGTTGATTGGCGCAGGCATGTCAGGGAATCGTTTGCCCGGTGTCGCCGTCTATAATCTCGATCGTCCCGAGCGTTGGGAAGTAAAACGCCACGAGGTCGACGTCGGCGCGCACTCCGTTGAGCAGGAGCCCGTCGTCGACATCGAGCTTGCGAACCTCATCCAGGTCTCGGACGATGTTGAACACGTCACTCCATGCAAGCTGATTGGCGGGATTGCCGTCCGTGTCCTTGAAATAGAACCCGAAGTCGACGAGCGGGTTGCGCACAAGGTCGTCACCATCAGCGCTCGTAATACCTGCACGCGCCG